TCCTAAATAGAAAATTCCAAAGCCTGCTCCTGGTGCACCATTTGTACCGTTTGTCCCATTTGTACCATCTGCACCTTTTGCTGCAATCAAATCAAACTTAACTGTATTGGTTGGAAGTGTTCCAGCAGTTGTTACTGACTTTGTATAATAAAGTTGTCCTTGATAAACTACGACATCTCCAACTGCATAAGCAGCAGCAGAGTTATATGCACCTTGATATGACCATAGAGCAGGCGTTCCTGGCAAACCGTTTTGACCTGCTGGTCCTTGTGGACCTTGAGGGCCTACGGGTCCTTCGTCTCCCTTGTCTCCAACTGCGCCTGGCATCGGAACAATCTTAATAACTGCCATTATAGTGTACCCCCTGGTGTGATGTCGCCTAATACTTGAATGGTTCCAATAACAGGAGTCCAAACAGTGTCTTCTATTAATTCTGGAATTGTTACCTGTAGATCAAATGGTAATTGAGCCACAACTGATGAGTATTTCAATCCCCAATTTTTTGTAACCGATGGGTAGGCTGTAATATCGACAAATCCTACTCCAGGCTCACATTCGAGGGCATCCAAAACGTTACCAGATTGATCATAAGCAGTTGCTCTAAAAGACCAGTCGGTAGTATCATAATAATCTATTTCATTATCCTCATAAAACTCTACACGTAGGGTTCCAGTATCTCCTCTAACAACGCTCCATTGCATAGTGACTGGATCGGCACCAAAAGCAAGAGAAGAGTGAATAGGCATACTCAGATTATACCATAAATAAAGACTAATACCTTGATTGGTGGGTATAGGACAAACCAAGGTATTAGCCAGTAATAAAAGTATACCATAATAGGACAATCTGGACATGATATTTAAAGTTATCAAATTGTTATAATAGACAATGTCCGTTTTGTTACCATAAGTCTATTTTGACCATGTATGCGATAGTGTATACTAAATATATATAAAAGAAAAGAACTATCTTTATAGTTTTAAAAACTATCTTTATATATAGTATATAGCAAATTATTTATTATCAACTTTAGCAATATGCTCAATTAAAATTTTATACATTTCGTCAAGTTTCTTTTCTTGGCGATCTCTGGATCTTTCTGAATCTATTCTCTGTTCGTCAACAGCACTTTCTAATCTATTAATTTGATCTTTTACAGATGATCCGCCATTGGTTTTAAGTTCGTAAAGATAATGTTTGACAAGCCACTTGATTGCGAAGGCGATTGATGATACAATTGTAAGAATGGCTACAATTAGGGAAGCCCAGTCTTGGATTGTCATAGTAACATTATTATAAGGGGTATATTTAAAAAATGAAAACAGACATACTCAACACACTGGAGTATTCTAAGAATCTTATTATATCTCCTGACATGGATGGTTTTATGACGGCAAAATTATTAGAGCGTTTTAACGGTTCGCAAATAGTGGGGTCATACGACAAAAATATTTTATGTCTCGCCGAGAATATAGATCCGTCGGAATGTTTGTTCGTCGACTGCGATATGAATCGACAAGAGTATGTATCTCTCGGCAATCATATGCGACTCTTAGAAGATAATATGTCCGTCGAGTCGTTTAATCCGAATGTTCACTTCGGCGTTTCGACATATAGCGACAAGTTTCCTTTCGCAACCGCTTTTTTGATAAGTTTCGCAACAGAGGTCGAAACCTCACCTGCAGACCTTATACGCATGGCATTTGCTGATTCAACATTACGCAATATGGAAAAATACAGCAACAACATGCGAAACTGGTCTGATAGGATGGATCATCCTGCAGTTCGGTACATAATAGACAATTCGGACATTGCAAGAAAAGATGATGCACAAGCAAGGTTTGATTATGTTGATCAATCATTTACATCAAAACGTTATGGCAAGACACGTTACATAGATACCCTTAACAACGCCCTACAAGGCCAGGGGATGAAGTTTAAACCACTTACCAATGGTAAGAAGTACATATGCGACAAAGTTGGCATAGAAACCCTTATAAGGTATAATAGAGATATCATATCTTACGCAGAGATATTTACAGGAGAGTATTCTGTTACATACGACCAAGAAAAGGAATGGGCATGAAAAGACACGAAGTAATTGAAATTATGATTGAGACAGTAAATACTTACAATAGAAATTTAATGGCGCAGTCAAATTTGAGCGAATTAGAAATCAAAAAAGGAATTGACGGACAGTATCCAGCCTTGCAGCATATGATGGGTTTGATATATGACGATCTTGAGTCTCAAGGTGTTTTTAACTAAAATTTGAAAATTTTTATACCATGTTACGGATGAATTGGGCTATATCGTGTGATGCGCCATGATAACTACCGTGAAATTTTTTCTCTACTTGGTCTGCAATAACAAACCTTAGTTTCTGCTCAATTTGAAATAGCAAAACCGCTTGTGCTTGTTCTGGAGTTAATTTTTGTTGATCGCTATCCATTTTTACACTCACAATCTGTGCAGCATGTTTCTGAAAATAGTTTTACAGCAAGGTTAGGCTCTTCTTGCCAAAACTGATCTCTTCCCATGTTGTCTGTTACTGGGAAAGGACTTGATTCAAATTGTGGATTACTTGGCTCTGGTCTGACTTCTAGGTCCCAGGAATTTTCTAGATTATCTAATATGCCCATAAGAATATTATACCCTATTCCGTCGAAATCTGAAAAATTTTGTAAAACCCAAATAGCCTAAAATCTGAATATTTTGTCCAGATGTATGATACATACTATACAGAAAATACACACAAAAAAATAGTGCGCCCATAATGATGATGATTTAACTACGATCTAAAACCTCAAACCCTAAACCCTAATGCTTTGGCACTAGTACCATGATTTACTTTGATACTAGTACCATGCAAAACTTTTAGCATTTGCAAGGGTCTATGCGGGTCTCTTTCTCACTAAAAATGATGATACCTGTATCCCCGCAAAACTCGCAGGTGTGTGCGTATAGTGCATTCACTATGCAACCTCTTTCTCTAATAGTATTCCTAGAATTAACTCTAATTGTGGAGTAGTTAGTAATGCTTGGGCACAACCCCATGACCATGCTAAGTCCATGTCTCCATAGTGCTTCTTAGCAAGAGTGTTAATCTGTTGAGCAATCTCAAAATTAGTTTTCATTAGTTTTCTTCTTTCTCTAATAAGTATTGGTTATTTAATGGACGAGCATTGTTAGAGAACATAGCCTCTATCTTAGCCTTATCCTTTTCACGCTGGATAGCGTAGCGAGCCTGTTGCTCTGCTCTTATTCTTTCTAGTGTGCTCATTTGTTAGCACCTTTCTTTAGTAGGGTTAGGGCTTGCGCTAGGCTTTCCTTGCGCTGGGCTTCTACATAAGCCTTGTATTCATCTAGTGTCATTTATCTGACCTTTCTTTATTTAATCTCTATACCTAGTATTCTAGCACCTACCACTGACAAATTAGCCTGTTTCTCGGGCGTGTCGGGAAAGTATTTTTGTGACTTACATCACCCTCCAAGGGTAAAGGCTAGGATAAGGGCTATCCCTAAGCCTATAAAGGCTCCAATAGGGGCATAGTCTGCGTTCTCGTCTAGCCAATCGATTAGTGCTGTAAATGGGTTCATGTTAGTGACCTTTCGTTTAGTAGTTAGATTTTAACTATCTAATACTGCAAGTGTAACATAGATACCGCCAAAAGTCAAGACGACACGCCGTATAGATAATGTGATCCTCATCACACGGGCCGGCACGTTTTTGTCAAGCCGACACGCTGATAGAAATGGTCATTCTTATTTATGACCATACAAATGTGACCCTTATCACTTGTGATACACCTCACAATGTCCGTTTTGGTAGTATTTTCGACTTGCGATTTGTCAGACCCCCATGCTACACTTACAGTATAAAGAAAAACAAGGGTAAAGAAATCCCTTAAAGAAAGGTAGGTCAAAATGACTACACTAAACACACTATGCAAGTGGCATGAGCCTCTTGTTTCCGCTATCTCCGAAATTGGAGATGAGCAATTTACACTATGCATGAATTGCGAAAATAACATTGAGCGTTACTACTACGATAGTGACCCTGAGCAGTTTCCTACATGGACAGATTGGTATGTATCTAAATGAATAAAACTTTTGACACTATGCAATTTATAGATGAGCAAGGCTTATGCGCTATGGATAACATTTGCGCTTTTTGCATAACACTATTTGACGGGTGGAATAGATTTTGCCCAGCGTGTAAAGACTACAAGGGCGTTATGGCTCTCCCTGATTTTATCAACACTTATGGAAAGGAAGGACTTAAAAGATGAGTACCTTTGTTAATCTCCCCTCAGTTTGTGGGGCTACATCTGCAAGCGTAGATGTCTATGACCTAGACCTTAACCCTCATGGGGTTATCTGTTGCGATAACTGCAAGTCTATCGTGTTATGCCGTAAGGCGTGGGACTACCTATACAAGGAGGTTAAATAATGAATGTCTATGAGTTTAACGCTTTCATAAATGTAGAGGCTGAGTCCTATGATGAGGCTATTGATGTATTTCAATTCCAATTAAAGTATGGAATAAATAAAGATAATGTCTATGTCGCTGACATAAATGAATTGGAGATTGCAGAATGAAAACACTTCAAGAGAAATTAGATTTGGTATCTAAAGAATTAGAACCAATACTTTGGGATTTACTAAATGAAATTGAGGAGAAATAAATTGTTGGTAATTTTAATTGCAATGACTTCATTTGCTTTTGTAATTTGGATGCATAACGGAGCATAAATAAAAAAGGATCGCAGAAATAAAAACTCTGCGATTTTTTTGCCGGCCCCCAAAAAGTTATCCACAGGCAGATGTGCATAACTAATGTGTTTAAGGTCACACTTTTATTTCCCCTATTTACGGCGTGTCGATTTGCTTTTTTGACATTTCTTTGCTATACTTCTAGTATAACAATTAAATAATGACTAATTAAGCAATGAGCCTTAGCAAATAAATGTGACGAGTATCACAGTGAGCCTAAGCAAATAAGTGCCCAATTTGTCAGTGCCCCCTGTTATACTTACTTATACAAACAAACGAAAGGTAGTCAAAATGACTTACACTATAACACTAGAAACCTTTTCAGGTTCTACAAAAAAAATCAACCTATCCTCTAAAGGTCAGGTTGCTCAATTTATCTCAACTTATCCAACACAATTACCTGTTGGCGTATCTGTCAAGGTTGCTTGCGACTCTCTCGGAATTAGTGGCACACTTCGTGGCACTCAAACACTTACTAACTCAAACTAAGAATAGGAAAACTAACAATGGTACAAATCGAACACAATCTAAAGTTCATCACAGAATTTGACGAAACACATCCAATCGGAAAGCAAGCACTTTCTATTCCTCACTCAGATTTAATTGCTATGCTTGAGGGAATGCTAAAGGACCTTCTAGTTCCTGCACTAATTCCAGTAATTGAGGACATCAATAAAAATGGGTCCTATGCAATTCTAAAGGTGGCAGAATAAATGATGACACGCAAAGACTATGTAGAAACTGCAAGCATTCTAAATAAGTTTGCAGACACAATCGACTCACACACTTTTCAAGATTTAGTTTTTGAATTTAGCGAATGGTTTAGTGCAGACAATCCAAGATTTGATGAAAATAGATTTTGGGATGCTTGCGTTAAAGAAATGGAGTTAGTGTAATGAAAAAAGTAATAACAGTAATAACAGGAATATTTTTAGCCTTAACTTTATCTGCTTGCGGAGGAAGTTATTCAGCAATTGAAGAAATTAGCACAACTGTTGCAGATGTAACATTTGAAGGACAAGCAGAAAGAGCAGCAAAAAACTATTTGTCAATGATGCCTTTTTCAAGAAGTGGTCTTATTGAACAATTAGAATTTGAAGGCTATTCATCTTCAGAGTCTACAATTGCTGTTGACTCTCTAAATATTGACTATAACGAACAAGCATATAGAGCAGCAAAAAATTATCTTCTAATGATGCCTTTTTCTTCTTTAGAATTAGTCGAACAATTAGAATTTGAAGGATACACACAATCACAAGCAATAGCGGGAGTTAGCCGAATAGGTTAATAAAAAATCCTGAGCAAGATCTAAAACTGCTCAAAGATTTGCCGGCCCGTTTTCCACAGGTCAGACCAAGTTATCCACAGGTCATTTAAGATGTGAGTTTTATCACACCCACTGAGCGTCTCATTATTTAAGATTACTCGCTAGTAGGTTGATAATTTATGACTAATAGGCTAGACTTACATAGTAAGAAAAAATAAACAAAGAAATTTGTCAGACCCTCATGGTAGGATAGATTTATCAACAAACGAAAGGCAGACAAAATGTCAGCACTAACTTATACAATAGATAGCCTACTAGTAGGAAAACAGTATCGCTCAAAGTCTCGTGGCATTGAGGGAGAAATTAAAGAGGCAACGCCTCATGATGCATGGTATGGAAATGAATTCCAAGCCTATCGAATTCTTGTTAGACCAACCTATACAGGAAATTCTATTTCACTTAATCGTTGGAAAGATTTTTATGCGGTTGTCGCAGTAAAGGTAAAGGGGTAATAAATGAATAATTGGAATTGCCATGAATGCTATGATGAGGGTGTCCTCTTTTTTGGTAATGGTCACGAAGAATTTGACTCAGAATTTTGTGAGTGCGCTAAGGGCGTGTCGCTTGAAACTGAATACACCGAATGGTATGCTGAAAGTATCATGAACGAATTTTATAAGGAGAATGCATAATGAACGAATACCTATACTCAGTAACAGTTACCTATGACTCAGCCCCTACGCCTAAATGGGTTGGTCGCTACTCAGATGCTTTATCTGCCGTGGAAGTTTATCAAAAGTTTATTGACCACGGATTTGCTAACGAATACGCAACAGTTAATCTTTCTGAACCTTCAGGCAAGATGCACACAAAAACTTTTTACAAAACAGGAATGGTGGTAACACGATAATGGGAAGCAATTTTGCACAAGACTTAGCAGAAAACATTGACATAAGCCTTGAACAGGCTATCGGTTATCACTTACAAGGTAATCACTATCCACCAGTACCACTAAGCATGGTTAAGCCTTGCATTGAAGCGTTAGATGCGGCTCGTGAATTAGATGCAATGCGCCAGATTGAGATGCCTGAAGGCGTATTCTATAAAGGAAAGACCACTGCACCAGCATGGGCTATCATTGAGCAACACCACTTAGATGCATGGTTGCCACAAGATGAAAATGAATACTATGGTGAAGATGCAGGCTACGAACTAGGGTTAGGATTAGAATAATGTCTGATACAATGGTAAACATGGAATTGATCCACGCAGATAACTTAACACCAGACCAAGTAATGCTTGGTGATTTAATTAAAATTGACAATGACATTGTTGAAGTAATTTTTATTGAATGTGATTCAACAGGAGATAACTATGACATACAAACACAAAACGAATTTGGTGAAAAAGAATTTACTCAGTATGCTTATACTGATTTGATTCCATTGTATGTTTTTATTCAAGAAGAATAGTTAAAAGTATTTTTATGCACTTTCCCGCATAAAAATGCCGGCGTGTCGATTTGACATTTTTAACCCATTTATGCTAAGATTAGTTTATGAAGAAAAATGCAGAGGAATTAAGACGCTTAATGGAATTGCGCCGTAGCAATGCAGCCTCTGCCGTACCAAATAAAAAGAAATACGATAGAAAAAAATGTCAGTCCCTAATGGTAGAATTAAAGAAAGAAAGAGGGCCCCACTATGACTAAACTCCTACGCTCAAAAGATAGAAAGGTTGCTAACCTTGTCACACCTAACGGAAAACAAGCAAGTATTGCTAACACATTCGGACTACCCGCAGGAAAGGCTTATTCATGTCCTGGTGCAACGACTGTCTGCGAAAGTGTTTGCTACGCAGGCAAATTGGAAAAGGTCTTTCCAACAGTAAAGAAAAACCTATTGCACAATTGGTCATTGCTTAAAGACGCAGACGGTGAAACCATGGTGCGCTTACTTAATGAGATGATCACAGAATTCAAGGCTGATTGTGTAAAGCGTAAGGCACCTATGCTATTCCGTATTCACTGGGACGGCGACTTCTTTAACGATACTTATGCATATGCATGGAAAGTAGTTATTGATAAGCACCCTGATATTCAATTCTGGGTATACACTCGTGTTAAATCTGCAGCGCTTATTCTTAAGGATGTATCTAATTTATCATTGTATTTTTCTGCTGATAGTGAGAATGTTAAAACTGCCGTTGACCTAAAAATTAACAGTGGTGTACGCATGGCATACCTTGCTAAGAATTTTGCTATTGGTCAAGCGGATGTAAAAGAAATGATCGGACGACCTGCTGCTAAGTGTCCTGAGAATAATAAACAAATTCCACTAATCTCAACAAATGGAAGCGCTTGCGTTTCTTGCTCACTTTGTGTATACTCTAAGAGTGACATAATTTTTTCTGCAACTAAGAAATGAGATGATATGAGTTCAACTCAAATTATATTTTTGTTTTGGTTTTTGGTTCTTTTGTTTTTCTATCAATAAAAATTGGAAGGGCCGGCACGAAAATTTTATTTTGTCAAGTTGCAACACGCCTTTAAGATGTGATTAAGGACACACCACAAAACCTCCCCAAAATTGGTATTTCTGACATTTTTATGCTAAAATTATACTATAAGCAATTAACCCCCACAACGAAAGGCAAGACCCAATGACACTACATGGATACACTTACCAAATTGGTGATTTATTCACAACAAGCAAGACAGGCGTTACAGGTCGTATCGCAGGTTTCTCACCAATCAGTAATAAGGTTACTAGAGTTAGCCTAGTCCTAGCAAACGGCTCTCGTCGCTTGGCTATGGTCAAGACCTCTAAGTAATCTCAAAATGTGAGAAATGTCAGGTTTCGATTTGACATTTTTATCCCCAAAATGTTATACTTAGGTATAACGAAATAACAACCCCTAACAGAAAAGGAAATACAAAATGGCAGTAGCAACAGCAACTTACAAGGTAGGCGACACTTTCACAACACAGAAGTCAAAGGTCACAGGAGTAATCACAGAGATTAACCCACAGGCTAACGGAAATGTTCGTGTTAAGTTAGATGTCAATGGACAGGCTCGCTATACAACTTGGACGGCTAAGTAATCTAATTACTAATTCCTGAGCATGAATACAAACTGCTCAAACCAACCCCCTAACAGTAAAGGAACAGACCCACATGGCACGACAAAAAGCAATCTCAGTAAAGATAGCAACACCAAAAGTAATCAAGGCACTAGAGCAATCACTTGCTAAGTTAGAACTTGATTGGACATCACAAGAAGCAAACGAGGCTAAGTACGAGAAGGCTCGCAAGGCTTGGCAGAAGGAAGTTATTGACTATGCAGTAGCAAACATCAAGAAGGCAGAAAACTTCCGTACCAACTATCGTCATTGGTCAAATAACCTTAACATTGACTTTGATTTAACAGTTAGCGAAAAGGAAATGCCAAAAGAGCCTGAGAAGGACTTTGTTACACTACATCAGCACTCATACAATGAGCAGAAAGAGGAAATCTCTAACGCTATTCGTATTCTAAAGATGACAGATGAGGAAACAGTTAGCACAAGCACTTACAATGCTATTGCTCGTTATCTCTAATTTCTAGTTACCTGTTATTCTGCAACTCGCCTGAGTAACTGAAAATAACTAGACACCTGAGTAAGTGTATAAACTGCTCACCCCAACTAATTTAAGGAATAAAATGACAACAGAAACAACAGTAGAGTCTTGGAATGGATTTGCTATTACAGGATTTGTACTTAGCCTTACATTCACACCACTTGCGTTTATCTTTAGCCCGTTGGCACTTAGCCAACTAAAGAAAGACCCAAGCCAACGAGGTAAAGGTCTTGCACAGGCAGGACTAATTATTGCAACTATTCATGCAGCAATAATCTTTGTTATGCTAATGGCTTTCTCTCTATCAGTATAAATAGTATTCGCCAGGCTGATTAGGGCGATCATAGAAATACTATAGAGCCAGTTCACACCAACTGCAAGAAGTGTAACTACCTGAGTAAGTATCAAAACTGCTCCCCGCAAGGGCCCTTGACAAATGTCAGTGGCACCTAGTACAATTGGATTAACCAACTAACAGAAAGAGGCCCCCATGGACCAAACAGTCACAGGAATAGAAGAAGCAAAGCACTACATGACAAGAGAGTTTTTAGAGACTACTCTTGCACAAAACAAAGCACGTATCGATGAATTAGAAAAGCACATTGCTACAGTTACACAACGTTCATACGGCGAGGCTGCAGAGCGTAACCGTATGCGTAATGAAATGCAAGAGTGGACCTTGGAAGCGCTAGAGAATGGCACTTTTGATGAAGGCACCGCACAAGAGATTGCAGACATTTGCGGTTTTGAATTAACGAAAGAATTCGAATTAGAAGTTACAGTTCTGTATTCGGTTACCGTTAATGCACGTGATGAAGAAAGTGCACAGAATGCAATTCACGATATCGATTTCGATACTGTTCAATATGACTCAGATAATATTTCTTGGTTATCATCCAGTGTTGACAGAATAGATATTTAGTAGGGGGCTACTAATAATAAACCTGAGCATGTTTTAAAACTGCTCCTCTGTTCCCTCAAAAATTTTCCGGCACGAAAAATCTAAATTGTCAAGTCGACACACCGTGTGATTAAGATCACTTTAAGAAATGTCCGATTTGCCCATGTTTAACTATCCCGATTTGCATTTGTCACCCCTTCCGTGTATACTTAGATTAACAACAACAAAAGGAGAAAACTCATGGCACATGAACTAGAATCACAAAATGGTAAGGCTTCATTCGCATCATTTCGTGAACCTGCTTGGCATGGATTGGGTACCGTATTTACAGAAGAAAAAACAACAAGCGAAATGCTTGCTGCTGCCAATCTAAATAATTGGAATGTTCGTCTGGAAGATTTGGAAACCCCTACACATCTCACAAGCGACAAGGCGTACCAGTATGTCTTGCGTACTAACCCTACTGATAACACACAGACCGACATTCTTGGTGTCGTTGGTGAGCGTTATCATGTTATGCAGAATGAAGATTTATTCTCATTCGGTGACAACATTCTTGATGGTGGAGGTCGTTGGGAAACGGCTGGCTCAATCAAGGGTGGTCGTGTCGTATTCGGTGCATTAGCACTAGAGCGTGAAACTGTCCTAGACCCTAACGGTGTTGCAGATAAGGTAAAGACTTATTTACTTATCAACACATCACATGACGGCTCAATCGCTATTCAAGCAAGCATTACACCTGTTCGTGTTGTGTGCGCTAACACTCTTAACCTTGCACTAAACACAACTAAGAAAAAGAATGGTGTCAAGCAATCTTTCAAGATTCGCCACACTCAGACCGCTTCTGGTAAGGTTGCCGTTGCTCGTGAGACTCTTGGCATGGCTCATAAGTACATGGATTCATTTGACCTCATGGCTAAGGCTATGATTGAAAAAGAAATCACAGCGCAAGATTTCAATAACATCATTCTTGCTGCATACCCTAAGCCTGAAAAAGATTCTAAGGGTGCTTTCAAGAAATGGGAAAACAAGGTAGATGTTATTAACGACATCTATACAGGAGAGTTTAACGGCATGATTGCTGGTAATGCTTGGGGTGCTTTCAATGCACTAACTGAACGCCTTGATTGGTACCGTTCTGCTCGTGGTGGTTCTAACGAATCTATCCTTGCATCTGCAAGTGGTTTTGACCCTGCTATCAACGCAGAAAAAAATCGTTTGTTAAAGATTGTGCAAAGCACTTTGCAAATTGCATAATTAAAAAAATTCCTGAGTAAGAATTAAAACTGCTCACCATTAGGTCCGTTAGAATAGTTGGTTAGTTCGCTACCCTGTCACGGTAGAGGTCACGGGTTCAAGTCCCGTACGGATCGCAATAAATAAAATAAAAATGCCGGCAGGACAAATAGTACAAATCGGACATACAAAAATGTCAATCTTAAATTAAATTACGAAGAACTAAAAAAATCCCCAGAAATATCAAACCTAAAAATCTTTACGATACTTGACATTTATCCCCCAAACCCCTATAATTAGTATATGACCCAAACAATGAGAACGATTGACGAACTAGTCAATGAGATGTACATGGACAATGAGCAACATCTCGAATACATGGAAAATATGAACGGTGGAGATTGTGATTGTGCAATCCACACTACCTTGAATACAATAGTCAAATACTGGTGGGATGAGGAGAACTGATGTTAGGTTATGAGAGAGATGATCTAGACAATATGGTTCTTGCTATTGATTCTGCTTTAACTACCGTGAATCCTGACGATGACCCCTGGTTACACAGAAACCTAACACAAGCCTCAGACTTCCTGTCAGGACTATGGGCAGAAGGGTACTTTGACTAATGAGTAGAGAAGATATGATTGTTGTATGTGAACAGGCTATTGATGCCCTTGAAGAAGTTCGTGCTTATCTAGTTAATCAAGGAGACTAATATGTGGACTAAGTATAGTTATGTTTGTACAGACTGTGATTCTTTGATTGAGATTACTACCAATACCCTGCCAGTTATGGATCCAGGCTGTATTTGTGGTTTGGATACATTTGTTACCCGCACAGCAGTTGAGGGAGAACAAATGCCACCTGTGATGAGTATCACACCAATAGGACTTGTAAAAATCAACACCAACCCGTATAATTAATATATGGACCTAAACACATTCAAAGAATACATAAACCTACACCTCATCTCCTTGGAGCAAGACTCTGAGGCTATTGAGAAAGCAATGGATAACTATTCTAACTATGAGGACGATGAGTATCGTATGTTAGAAATTGAGGACATATCTACAAATGGGCAGATTATTGCCACTGCTCACCTTTTGTCAGTGCTAGAGGGTACAATATAAATATGGACACAACACAACTAGAACCACATCTACAACGCATGGTAGACGCAGGTCTATCAGGTACAGACATCTTGCATGGGGAACTTAAGAACCTTATGCTTATTGCTGAGCAGGAACTCACAGAGATTGCAACTGAGGAAGAAGAAGGTGGCTACTCAGACGCTATGCTATCTATGCAACGCACAGAGGCAGAGGGCAGACTAGACGCTCTTGTAGAAGTCTATGCTCTTACATACCAACTAGCATTTGCTATTAGTGAAAGGACTAAGAATGCCTAATTGTTTAGACTGTAACAACACCACACGATTTTGGTATGCAGAAACAGGACACAAACTTGGTATCTATAATGAGTCAGGGGTCATGGAAGATGTTGAAGATGACTACTGGGATGAACCAACAGACGGCATGTGTGCAGAATGTGAGTCAGTAAATATTGAAGGGGAGTTGTAATGTCAACTAACTTTATTGAACTTACCTTTGATGATTGGTGTGAGCAATACAAGCCAATCAAGAATCATATAGATACAAATGCTTCCTTTGACGGAGAGATGTTTGAGACCTATGGTGATGAGGTTGAGTTTGTTAAGACTCAGTCCCCTGAAAATATCTGGATGTACGGAGACGGTGACGACGGTGCCTCTTACCTGTGGAATGGCTGGGGATTTGTTAATAGAATAGGCTACTTTATCACTGAGGTACCCTGCCCACCTGATACGACCATTCAGGTCTTGGTCAGTCATAACTGGTACTACTGTGAGAACTGTGGTGCTGAAATGGAGGACCCTGATAATCTTATTAGAGATGCCTTTGATGAGGCAGACTTGCTAAAATGCCCCCTATGTGCTACACTTGATGAAATAACCCAAATAAAGGAGACCCAATGAAAACAGAAGTAGACAATCTAATACAAGCAGGCTGGTTTAGCGTAGACTCAGGACAAGCCATGGTAGGCGACCCATGCTACCTTGACGGCTGGAAAACAAATGAGGGCGAGGAGTGGAACCTAGAGGGCAAAGTAGGTGACTACTCATACCACGGTGCTTCAGCCACAACAATTGAAAACTCTTACGGAGAACTAGGAATAGGTACTGCCGTAGTATTTAACACAGGCTATGGTGACGGCTACTATCCTGTCTATGTTCAGATGAACGAGGACGGGCGAGTTAGCAAGGTAGTTATTGATTTCGAAGGTGAGATTAAATAATGGCAGAATTTAAAGTAGAAGTTATCTTTGAGCCAACAGGTGACTACATGACATTTAGATATGAGGCAGAGGCAGAAGATGAAGAAGCCCTGCTCAATGAAGTACTAAGCCAATTATCAATCGTATCTTTTAAGGAGAATAACTAATGGGAGCAAGGATCAACTTTGTATTTAAAGACGTTGAAGATGAGGCACACGTAGTCCTATATAGTCACTGGGGTGAGACAGAATGGCAGCGGGACCTAGCAATGGCGCTGCAGCATTCAAAGCCTAGGTGGAAAGACTATGCCTACTTTACCCGCATGATGATTAGTTATTTAATGCAAGACTCCGTGCTAGAGGAGACAGGGTTTGGCATTTATGCTATCAAGGGTACCAACTTTGATTTAGGTGAGACCACTGTAGTCATCGATATTGCTAAAGAAACTATCAATCATGTGGGCTCCACTGTGGTAGTTGACTGGGATAAATTTATGATAGCATACCTACCAAGTTTAATTGAGACAATCTAGGGATTGGGTCCTCTAGATTATCGGGTGGAAGGGGCAGGCGTGGGGCTTGCTCTTTCCCCCACTTTTTGATACAATAGATACAAGGGAGAATCATGCGTATAAGCAGACGAATCACAGAGGAAGAAAAGGTTGCCAATCGAATTGGTAACATGGTTTCAGACCTCAGAGTTGATTTAGAATTGGTGGGGGAATACCTAGCAAAATCTCAGCCCTATGTAGTGTACAATAGATTACAGGTAATAGCAGAATCAGCCAAAGAAACTAAGGAAGGTACAAATTATGCTTACAACAACATTTGAGAACAAGGCATTGATACTAGGACAGGTATGGATGCAACACAAGAGCGATAATGAAATGGCAGACTTCTTTGCATACAATGACATTGGCGTTCCACTTGCTTTCGCATTTGCCGAGGGTATTGTAAATTACACACCAACACTAGAGCAGTATGTTAATGAATCATTTGATTTATTACTAGAGGCAATAAGCATTGATGATGCAGGGTTTGAAGATTTGCAAGACCTGTGGGATGCACTAGAAGCAATCGAAGAGCACAACAGCACCAACCCTGAAAATCCTCTCTGAGGCGGGGCCGGAGACTCTTTTGTAACAAACCATCAAACCTTATATCTAAAAGACATTACGATCCAAACCAAAAAATCCCCAAACCTTAGACATTACGAACCCTTAAAACTTTCCCCCTGCTGAACTTATACCATAGTTTGTAAGGTTTGTCAAACCTTCATATCAAGGTGTATAATATATATATGAGTCCAAGACACTTTGCTAGATATGCTAAAGAAGATCCAAAAGGATATAATGCATTCACAGATTCTATGTGGAACTCTTTTGTTACTGTTACCCATAAGATTGGTTTGTCTCCTTTCTTTTCATTTACCCCCGATTTTTTGGAGGGACTAAACGCAAAGCAGATTGGCAAGCAACTTGGCACAATTTACAACAAATCAATGACTGATGATCCTATTACTGGTACCTTTGCCGATGGCGAAATCCCAGGGGATCAAGACCAAACCCCATAACAAATAACCCCTATAGAATAACAAACCATTATCTCCTGGTTTGCTTAAATAACATAAAGGTTTGTTAAAAAAAGATTACGATTATCGACAATTTCTCCCTGGTTTTGGGAGATTTTTTTATGGGGTTTTAAGGTTTGAAAGGACTTGACAAACCATTATATCTGTGATATCATCCGCTTCGGGGATACAAAGGTTTGAGGTTTGACAATATGAAGGTTTTGTGATAGGGCCTCTCTCCCGCAAAAAAGATTACGAACGCATCGTTAAAAGCGCTCCCTACTCCACTATCCTCCACAATGCTCCACTTCTAGAATGTCTAAATATATTATCAGTAAGATTAATCTGTGGATAACATGTGGATAACTATGAGATTTTTAGCCTATTGTCCTGTGGATAACTGTTCACCTTGGTGTGCTATGATAGGGTGATGTTAACAATACTTTTAATCCTAATCACATGGTATGCCACAAAGGTATACTATACAAAAACCTTCAAACTCTCAATGCCTACTGTAGATCCAAACATGGTTCATGCCAACTGTGCTAAGTGTTCTCAAACCATATACACCCATATAGACAACCTTCGTGCCCCATTCTATTGTTTGGCCTGTAAGTAATGATAGATGTCCTATGCTTTAACTGTGGGGCTATGTACCAAACCTCATATGGAAAAGACATTACGAAGCAGTGTCCAAAATGCCAGGGCAAATAAAGATTACAATACACCCTTTATAGCCTTATTGACCATACGGATCAAACCTCGTCTAGTTATCTTCGACGCATCAAATGTCTCCGTATAGCCCCCTTGTGGCATATCTGCCTTATCCAGGAAAGAACCATGCTTTTCCCTTAGTGTTCTTAGTACTAGGGTTTCTACTGTTCTCGCTTTATCCCGTTCGGAAAACCACCAATACTTAATCAATATCCAACCCTTGGTCCTATGGCTTGCAAACCTTCTACCTGAGACATCTGATATACCTATCTTAATAGCCTTATGCATTGGGCTGTATAGTATATATAGCAGGGTCATAACTCTATTATACTTGACATACCGTGGCAAATATGGGATACTTGATATATGAAATCAAATAGAGAGGCAGCGCTAACTCGTAGAGATAAAGTTAAGCCAAGAAATGTCACAATGCCAAAAGAGGCAATGAAGATAGCCGTAAGATTAGAGACAGCACGAAACTATAAAGATAAAACAAGATATAACAATATACTAAAAAAGTTGGCTGATGAGTATCCAGACTATGCAGAGTCTATAGAATCTTTATATTGGAAATAAATGTATTCAAACTGTGGCACTTATGCTGGCTATCGCAAACACCATAACCATAAGACTAAACCATGTGTTGAGTGTTTGGCTGCATCGAGTGTGTACAACAGATTACGATATGCCAATAATAATCGCCGTTCTGTGACAGCCAAGTATCGTGCTTCAAACCTTGATAAGGTCAGAGAACGAGAAAGATCTAAGAATAGGCGTCGTCGAGCAAACATTACGAACGACTATAAAGAATCCCAGGTTATATCTACATATGGGGATGTATGCTACTTATGTGGATTAGGCATTGATCTTCTGGCTCCCCGAAAATGTGGAGTCAAGGGCTGGGAGCAGGGTTTGCATATTGATCATGTTGTTCCTATTGCAAAAGGTGGCTCAGATACCTTACAGAATGTCAGACCAGCACATGCTTTATGCAATTTAAGAAAGTGGGCAAACATATGATCAACATGGAAATCCCAGATCCATTCCAAACCTTTGTAGCCAAGAAATATGCCAACGCTAAAGGCTATGTACATGACTTCTTTACTGGTGAGTGGTCTTATAGATGCCTTACCTGTAAGGAAGATCTTTTTGGTCCGTCCCGCAAAATTATGACAAAAATAAGACTATACCATACGAGAAATGAGTGCACAGGTGGATATTGATGAGTTTATGAAAGATCCTTGGAAACGCTTTAATGAGATGAGAAAGACTCCTCATGAATGTGATTACGATTATAGGATAGATTCCTCTGGAACTATGTTCTTTGAGATATGTAAACTATGTCTTGATACCAAGGGTGTTATTGAGATGAAAGCAGATGAAGGATACTAACCAATAGTGCCCGTCTAGGGCATAAGAAGGTTTATTACTTCTATTTTGCGCCGAACTTAAAAGAGTGTATGATAAAATATAGCCATGAATAAACTGGAGTCATCGTATAGCAAATTTATGGGCTACAAGATAGCCTGCACCGAATGCGACGAACTGCACCTTAAACCCAGCGACGAACCATTTGTCTGTTTTACCTGCCTATCCGATTGATGGTATAATAGTTATATGCCATACTCAATTAACAATAAGCCAGTAGGAAATGATCCCGACTCAATTAAAAGAACTGAATCATACAATAAATTTTTCAATAAATTAGGCAACTCTACAAAAAACATTATAACTATTCCTAATTTTTTAACAGAAGAAGAAATATCTTATTTGATGGAAGGGCTAGACGAGAGAGACTCTATTCGTTTTGTTTCTCAAAAAGGTCCTAATGGAGAGCCATTAACCTACATGCATAAATATAATGGTTTGCCTGATAAGTACAATATTATAGGTAGGGCTAAAAATGAAATAGAAAAAGCATACAACCTAGAAGATATCAATATATTAGAAAAAGAAGAGTTCTTGGGTGTTGTTCACTGGGAGACTGGATCTTACTTAAATGTTCATGTAGATGATCTTGGTTATGTAACAGAGAACCATTTGCCAATTATTATTTATTTAAATGATAACTATGAGGGTGGAGAAATTAAATTTGAAACGCATGATGTTTGTCTTAAGCCAAAAACTGGTGATTTGGTCATATTCCCTGGTAATGTGCACTATGCTCACGAAGTTAAAAAAGTTTTATCTGGAGATAGATATACATTACCTATTTGGTTTACGATAGTAGAAAATTAATGGATAGTACAAAAAAAAGAAAACTTTTAGATGGGTCTGAGGTAGATGATTACGATTACCCAATTGATTTAATTTTGCATACAAAGGCTCCTGCAAAATGGAAACTGATTGATCTTGAAACTGGGCAAGAGTACCTTGGTTCAGAGATATCTCATGAAACATTTGGAGAACTTCTAAGAAGCAAGGTAGCAAAAGCCAAGATAGGTTCTTGGTTTAAAACAAAGGGAAGAGTAATAAAAAATGGATAATACTAAAAAGCCTATAACCTTTCACTGGATGTGGAGAAGACATTGGCAAATAAATGATAGTATCGAGCACTTAGACCTTAATGGAATTCTCAAGATGGCCCAAGAACTAGATGGTGCTAACGTAAAATCTGTTTTACTTCCGTATGGTCCAGGAGGTATTGATTTTTCATTAGTAATAAAAGAGGCATTAGAAAAAACCAATCAACTGATAATGACAATCGCTTTACCAGCATATGGCGTAAGCCCAGATTATGCTGCGAAGATTCTTGAAACCTTAAATCGCTTTGCTCCTGGAAGAATTGGAGTAAACATGGTTGCTGGAAGATGGGGCGATGAAGGTAATGGTCATTCTGAAAAGTTAGTAATAGATCACTATATGCATGATCCATCGCTGATTGATACCCTTGAAAAAAGAGTTGCAATATCTGAAGTGTGGATGGATAAGGTAATGGCTTTAATGGAAAACCATGAGCACAAGACACACATGGCAGTTGTCGGTTCATCAGACACAACAATTGGAATAGCAAACAAGCATTGCGAATATATATATGTTGATGACAATCTGTTGGTTAGAGATCAGTTTAAAAAGATTGATCTAGATAAGGTGAAGCCAATAGTGATTATTGATCCACTTATTACCACACATCCAGACGATGAAAAGTATGTCAAGTATGATAAGAATGCTCCAGTTAGACAGCAGCATCATTTAGTAAAAGGATCACTGATCGATGTTGTTGCACAAATAAGAAATCTATCTGAAAAATTTGGTATTTATGACTTTATGATTCATACTGATCAGGAAGATATTAGTAAGTTATTAGATATGGTAAAAAACTTTAATGACATTGTGGTTCCTGAAGACAATGTCATCGGCTACTCTGACCTAACAGTAAAAACATTTAACAGGATTGGAAGCGATCCTAGCAATATTAAAGTATTTAATAACTATCTAAGCAAAGAAGAATGCGAACACATCATAGAACTTATAAAGAGTACAGAGACAAGTAATAACCGTCTTCTACAGAATGACGATGCTGGTTGGCCTGCCCTATCTTTATTGTATTATGATTCACTTACCTATTCAGAAAAGTATATACCTGGAATTCAGTCTATTTTAGAAAAAGAGTTTGGTGTAAAACTAAAGCCAAGAAATTCTCGTTTTGCTCAGTGGGTTCATAATAATAGTAAAACTATCCCAATAGATGACATGGGCCACAAAGACTCAAACCATTTAGCAGGATGGGTTTATCTAAATGATGACTATGATGGTGGAGGTTTATCTTTTATTAATCAGGGCCTATCTCTTAAGCCAAAGGCTGGCGATCTAATTCTATACCCTGGAAACCCTAACTATTGGTATCATGTTGGGCCAGCCAATGGTTCAAGGTATATCATGCCGATATGGTTTGATCTCGTCTAGTGGTATAATCATATTATGAATAAATCTAAATGCTTTTTCTGCAACAAGGATGCAACTCATTACGACATAGTTGTAAACCACTCTGAATATGTGGTTGCAGATGTTTGTTTAGATCATTTGTCTATGGGCCTTGTGTCATAGCATGAATCCAGCAAAAATAATTACCTATCCAAGATCTGGAACCCACTATCTTCAAAACCTTATACTCACATACTCTTCTAAAGAAATAACATTTAGCCACTATCAAGTTAACGAAGATAGTTTTATTATAACTATTGCAAGAGACCCTTTTGACAGTATTCAATCTCTTGTAGCAATGAGAAAGTATTACAATCCAGATACATATACTCAAGCCGACTACCTCGACTATTATGTTGACCTGTATAAATATTTAGATCAAAATGCTAATCTAGTTATTGATTACAACGATCTAATTAATTTCCCTGAAGAAACAACAAAAATGGTATGCAATCTAATTGGTTTTGAAAAAACACCATCAAAATATAATATGGACGGAGATAACAAGGAGATTGGATATTTGGTCTCTAGCAAAACAGTTAAGGAATATAATGAAGAATATTTTAAAATAGAGGACATGGCTAAATGCTATAATGAGTATCACAAACTGTTATCTAAAGCAAATAGAGTAAGGGCTTAGTAGTATGACAAAAATTACAAAAAATATTTTAAACTATTATAAAAATAATGAAAATAATTCCTTTTATTTAAACAAATATTTTACAAATACTCTTGAAATTGGTTACTACGCTCCACATGCAACAAATGTTATTCTAAATAAATCAAATGGTGATCCTTTTTTACCAACGGTGGATGAGCATAACACATACAAGATTAATAGCCTTGGTTTGCGTGGAGAAGTGGATCTTGATGCTGATGTTCTTGCCTCTGGTTGTTCTATTACTTTTGGTATTGGGATCCCAGAAGATGGAAGATGGACAAACCTTCTAAGCAATAAGATGAATAAGAGTATAATGAACTTAGGAAATCCTGGAGGATCTGTAGCAACTATCTGTAACCATATCATTCATTATTGCATGAACAACAAAATGCCTAAAGAAATTTTTTGTTTGATGCCAGATTTTTGGAGAAATATGGTTGTTGTAGACAAAGAATTTTATAAGTCAGGCGTAAAGAGAGAAAATGTTGGAACAAAAGATTTTTTAGAGTTAATGTTTTGTAATCCCAATATTAAAACAGATGAAGATATTGTTGTCATGGAGACAAAAGATAAACAAAATATAGAAGACTCACTTTCGCCACATCAACTAATTTTAAATGCTGTAAACTATATTTATATTTTAGAATCATTTTGTTTATCAAATAACATAAAACTACATTGGACAACATGGGACAGATCAAGTTCTATGGTCATGGAACAACTTGAAAAACTTGAAAATTTTAAATTAAAAAACTTTGTTCCTTTTTACCCAAAAGGTTCAGGAAATCAACTTAATTTTTTTATAAAAGAGACTTGCACTTCAAGCCACGATAACGAATTTAAAGACCATATATGTTGGCCTTCTGGATCTGATTATTCTGTTATAGACCATAAGAAACACCCAGAAATGTCTCATCCAGGAATTCATTTTCAAGAGCATGTAGCAGAGTTTTTTTATAACTTACAGAATCAAGTAGATTCCAGAAAATGAAAAAACATATACCATATTTAGTGACATTTCCAAGAAGTGGGTCTCATTATTTTGACGAACTTATTTATAAAGAAGCAGGAATTCACATCGAAAAATCTCATACTTTAAACCTACTATTTGATAAAAACAATAACAAACAAAGAAAGTTAATTACAATAGTTAGAGATCCAGTAGATAGTATCACATCCTATAGTGGATACGAACAAAGCAACGCAGGACCAAGGCCTTTGTTCGCTATCGAGATAAGAGTTAATCAAATTCTTACAGAGTACATACTTGTGCATAATTTTTTGTATGATTATGCAGACTATGTGATTGACTTTAATGATCTTGTATTATATCCAGATGCTGTAACTAAAAAAATTCTAAGTCTTTTAGAAATAGATTCAGGAGATTATGTGTTTTTTGATACATATCCAACAGAGTATTCTGAAGATTATCTTAAATCAAGCAAAACTTTACCAAACTATGACAAAAATCTTTTAGATAAATTTAATTTTGATTCATGTTATTTTTATTACAACAGGATTTTAGAGAAAAAGATTATCGTTTAGTCAATTTGACAAAAATAAGACGTTAAGGTATAATAAATATATGAACCAATTTATGCAAGACTATGCCTCCTGGGTGCTTGCCGTCATTGGCGTTACAGGAATCTTCTTTGTTGGTCGTAAGACTATTTGGGGATGGTTTGTGCTCCTATTTAACGAATGTCTTTGGATAGCATATGCCCTTTATACTGATCAATACGGGTTCATTTTCAGTGCCCTCGCATATGCAGCAGTCTATATTAAGTCATACCTGCATTGGAGAAGAGAAGAATGATTAAAAATGTTTGTTCTCTATGTAATCTAGACAAGGCATCTGAATGGTTTTGGGACGCTCATCAAACAATGAGTGATGGAAAAGTTTGGTGTGTTAATGCCAAAAGAGCCTAAGATAACTCAGATGGACTGGCGTAGCCTTGGCTACTGGCCTGTATGGAAAAATGGAAAAAAAGTTTGGGTAAAAGACGACAATAGAAATAGGCAATAACACTTATTTCAACCCTGTGATACAATTAATTATGAAGTTTTTAACAAGAGATATTTTGCCTTTTTATAAAGAGAATGAAGAAAATGATTGGTATTTAAAAAGGTTTTTTTCAAATACAAAGCAAATTGGACTTTATAAGCCAGGAAGTAATGATGTTGTTAGTTCAAAACGTATTAGTAAAGATAACTCTGTAGAAACAGTTGATGAGGTAAATACCTACGAAATAAATTCTATTGGTTTAAGAGGAGAAATTGATGAAAATTCAGAGATACTTGCATCTGGTTGCTCTATAACCTTTGGTCTTGGTGTTCCAGAATCTGGTAGGTGGACAAACCTTTTAAGCAAAAAGATTAACAAAAGTGTTACGAACTTGGGCAATCCTGGAGACTCAGTAGAAAATATTTGCATGAACATAATCCAGTACTGCTTAAACACTAAAATGCCAAAAGAAATTTTTTGCTTTTTCCCAGATTTTTTTAGAAGCGTGGTCATAGTAGACAAAGAATTTTATAAGTCAAGAGTCAACAGAGGCAGTATGGGAACAAAAGATAACTTAGAACAAGTTTTTTGCAACCCAAAAATAATTCAAGACAAGAGATCATTTTTTATGGAAATACAAGATCAAAAATATATAGAGGACTCAACTTCCCCACATCAACTCGTTGTGGACTCTATTAGGTTTATTTATGTTTTAGAATCATTTTGTTTGTCAAATAATATAAAACTACACTGGACAACTTGGAACATACCATCTAGTTATATTTTAGAAGAATTAAGTAAAATAAAAGATTTTAAATTAAAAAATTTTACATCTTTTTATCCTCCTGATTCAGAATATGAGGGCTTGGGCGCACTTATACTAGAGAATTGTAATCCAGATACTCACGAACACGAGTTTAAAGATCACCCATCTTGGAATGTGGGATCTGACTATGCTTTTATAGATGGTAAAAAAACATTTAAAAATTCTCATCCAGGAATACATGTTCAAGAACATGTTTCAGATTTTTTTTACAATTTATATAAGGGACACAATGAAAACAATTAAGATTCAAAAGACTAAGATTTTTCCATTAAGATGGATAGGAAATTTTTGTGGGGAATATGCTGGCAATCACCTTATTAAGGCTATTGATTTAGATGAGCAACTAGATAGTAACTTATCATTTCGTTATAAATACCACGCAAAAATGTGGGTGATTCTCAATAAACCCTATGAGCGTTGGGGCACTTATTACATTGTAGATCTTGACAAATAGCCCTGTATGGTGTATAATTAAGTTATGAGTATATATGACTTGTCATTTATTGACAATAAGGGTAATGAAATAAAACTGGAAAGTTTTAAAGGTAAAGACATGTTAATAGTTAACACGGCAAGCCATTGTGGATACACAGCACAGTATCAAGACCTGCAAAAAATTCAAAGTGATTCTATTGTTGTAATTGGATTTCCATGTAATCAGTTTGGTAACCAAGAGCCAGGAACAACAGAAGAAATTGAATCATTCTGTACAAACATTTATGGTATAACCTTTCCTATATCACAGAAGATAGAGGTTAATGGACCAAGTGCTCACCCAATCTACAAGAAACTAAAAGAAATTGCTACAGGTGGAAAAGATATTGGTTGGAACTTTGAGAAGTTCTGGGTATCTGCTGATGGATCAATTACTCATTATCCTAGTTCTCATCAAGTATTCGATATTATTAAATAGTATTTGACAGCAAGTTCCTATTAGGGTATACTTATTATATGAGTATAGACGAAATGACATTACGAGAAGAGATTGCAAGGGCTATTGAGGCTCTTCCAATTGAGGACTCTGTCACCAATGCCCTGGGTATGCGTATCCTTGCAGCAAAGGTTGCAAGAGGAAAAGATAATTATATGACCACCATGTTTGAAAGACAGGAGGATTTTGAATGATTAGTATATTCTTTTTGCTTCCAGCATTTGTTATAGGGTACGTAGCATGCTATGTTGTCATGACATATAAAGTTAATCAAGACTAGGATGAAGCCTTCTGCATACATCTTTGACGTAGACGGAACTCTTGCTAATGTAGATCCTTACCTACACTATGTTCGTGGCTCTAATAGGGATTACAATGCCTTTCATGAGGCTTCTATAGATGCCCTTCCAAATATAGAGGTTGTTCAGATGCTAAATAATGCTGTTTCTGATCAGCATGCCATCTTGATTGTTACATCTCGTAAAGAAAAATATCGTGGATTAACATCTATGTGGCTTGCAAAGAATAATATCAGGTCTCATGCTTTATTTATGAGGGCAGACGATGATAGCAGACCAGACTATGAAGCAAAAAAGGATATGCTTGATAAGATTAATATACTATGGGATGTTGTACATGCAGTAGATGACAACCCAAATGTAATTAAGTTATGGGAAGATCATGGAATCCTTACAACAAAAATTGGAACATGGGATGGAAACAAATCTTGACACACATATCTCAATATGGTATGATTAGTTTATGAGCAAACGAGTTAAGAAGATTTACAAGTGCGTTGAGTGTGAGACTATGATTACTATTGTAACAAAGGTTCACGAACTACCAGAATCAATCATTTGTCCTTGTGACAAAGTAGCAGAAAGCCAGTGATATAATGAAAAAGTCAAACAATAAAGTATCTCAGCACAAGATCAAAAGAGCAGTCAAGAATAAGAAACGAATACAGGCCAAGCCATACTTATCGAAGTTTGAGCAGCAACAAAACAGGATCAGAGAAGAAATCGTTCTTGGATCTTTACGCTCAGTCCCTAACTAGAACTGGAGATATCGTGGTAGATCAAGAAGAAGTAAATAAGATATCAAAAGAACTAAAACGTTATATTATTAAACAACATATGAAAACATATTATCATACCACTATTGGAATTTTATGTTTTCTTCTTGGAACATTCTTTGGGTTACTAATTAAATAAGGACTAGCACCAGTAGCCAAGTTGGTTAAGGCACCGAACTCATAATTCGGCTATCGTAGGTTCAAGTCCTACCTGGTGTACTACACATCTGTAACTCAGTTGGTTAGAGTACCTGCCTTATATGCAGAGAGCCGAAGGTTCAAGTCCTTCCAGATGTACAAGGCGAGTGTTGCATAATGGTAGTGCACCATCCTTCCAAGTTGGTAGTGCCAGTTCGATTCTGGTCACTCGCTCCACACCTCTGTAGTTCAGTGGACAGAACGATGGACTTCTAAGCCATGCGTCGCAAGTTCGATTCTTGCCAGGGGTACTTTACTTTTTAGGATGCTTTGGTTCGTATGGCGCAATCTTAGACTTAACTCGACCATCTTTGTATAGTCTAACAATCCATCCATCTTTAATCTGAATAGGATTAAACGCTGCTGCTTTTTTCTTTGGCATTACTTTACCAACTTAAATGGAGAATCTGACCAATTATCTGACTTAGCAACTGGTATACAGTTTGGTACTGGCTTCCCATCAGCACCTGGCTTCATTCCTCTTTGAACATATCCATCCCAGCAAGGTGCAGCCTTTCCCATTTGTGCTTCATACATTGCCATAGCAACTTCTGAATCTTCTGGCTCAACCATAAGTGGTGGGATCTGAACATACATTGACATTGCACATGCCGTATATAGCCTTGTTGCTTCCCACATTCCACCTTCTTCTTGTTCAAATAATTGAATCATTACTGCAGGATTTTCTGCCGATGCTTCCATGTAGTACTCTGTACCAGGGTTTCCAAGGGAACCTTCATACATGACATGAACAACCTGCCCTATATGGGTATCTCCTTCCCCACCATGTGAGGTCATTGCGAAATCGCCTTCTTTTAGCATATAACTATTATAGCATGCCTTAAAACTATCACTGAAGGATATCTGGATCGTCAGAAAAGGCTATGCTTGCTGAATGCCTTGGACACATTGACTCAACGCTATGGACTACACCCTTTGGGATATACGCTGCATCTCCTTCACTTAACAATACTTCATAGTTTAACTCTTGATTGTCATGAAAAACCTTCCATAGACTTTGTCCACTACCCTGAATAAATAATCTGTCTTGTTGGTCTGAGTGAACTGCTGGATCCCAAAACTCAGTACCCCATCCATCTACACCATTATCATGTATTGTAAGTTCTTGCGGAGTCTTTTTAGGGTTGTCTGTATTAAATTTTGAAAAAAGGCTAGATAGATTATTGTCTGTCATTGCATTATTGTTTCTGTTTATAAAATGAATAATCATCATTGAAAAAAGTACATGCCCCTTATGAGATAAAGAAATATCTGAGACTGCTTTTTTGTAATACTCCAAAACCCTTGCATCATTTTCAATAACCATCGTGCCAAAGGAGTTGTAGACTATTGTTTCAGTTTCTTTTGCACGATCATAAAAATCGTCTATATCTTTCCAAGAAGGAAAATCTTTGTAGAAATTTTTTACAACATGCAGCCTTCTTTCTTTTGTGGCTGATATTAGGTCTTCTTTTGTCATTAAGGTCATATAAAATTATAGCACATAACTAGCCAGTTAATCGGTTGTGAGTTCTTATCCTATGACAGTTAGCGCAAACCACCTCACACTTTTCTATCTCTTTTTTGATAGCCTTCCAGGAAAACCCATCGTGGATCATTCTTGATATGTTGTACTTTTTGTCTCTTATGTGATCAAAATCTAAGATAATGTGATTACTTATACCACAGTCTACGCAGCCAGAATCTTCTTTTATCTTAGCAAGCATCTTCTTATACTGCTGCTTATTATAATGGTCTAACTCTTTGTCAGTCATTGATATTATTATACCGCCAAATATTAAGCCCCACACAGGCAATTCACCTGACTTGCGCCACGGTCTCTATCCAATGGGTAACTAATCCATCACTAAGGTCCTGTGTGGGGACATTTATATTGTACTACTTGATTTTGATTATCTTAGGCTTCTTTTCTTCAGGAACAATGCGTACTACATGAACATGTAGCATGCCATCCTTAAGTTCTGCAGAAGTTACTTCCATATATTCTCCCAGTGCAAAAGATCTTATGAACTTTCTTCCTGC